CGGAACGGCCTCAATCCCGAATACCGCATCACCATGTTCAAATACGATTATCAATCCGAGCCTGTCGTGCAGATCGGGGACGTGAGATACACCATCTACCGTACCTACGAAAGAAGGGACGACCTTATCGAACTGTACGTGCAGAAGAGGAAAGGCAACGAATAGTGGCAAAGAAGAAAAGACTTCTCGTCGCTGATCTGTCTGCGGAGATCGAGAAGACGCTTGCCGAGTACGGTGTCGAAGCGCTGAACGCAGTGAACGAAGCCATTGAGGAAGCCTCAGAGAAGGCCGTAGACGAGTTAAAACGAGGCGGTGAATACACGGAGCGGACGGGTAAATATTCGGCCGACTGGGTCTATTCTGTGCGTCCTAGCGGACGATACGGAAGGACGGCACTAGTTTATAACGAGAGCCACTATCAACTGACTCACTTACTCGAATTCGGCCATGTAATCAAAGGCGGAAAAGGCCGGACGCAGAAACTCGGAGACTCCCATAAGTTCGAACACATCGCTCCGGTGCAGAAGAACGTCGAGGCAGAGTTTGAGAAACTCATAGAAAGGAAGTTAGGATGACATACCAAGAAGTATTAGCAATGTTGGAAGAAACAAGGATGCAGGTCGCATACAGGTTCTTCCCGGAAGACTCCGATCCGAGACTTCCTTATATCGCTTACTATTACCCAAACAGGGACGATTTCCCTGCCGACAACATCAACTATGTGAAAGTGGAAGCCTTGAATATCGAACTCTATACCGAGAACAAGGATTTCACTTCCGAACAGAAGGTCGAGAGCATACTCAATGCGCACGGCCTCTTTTTTCAAAAGACCGAGTCTTATCTCGACTCGGAAGAAATGTACGAGGTATTGTATGAGACCTCGGTCTTAATCAAAGGAGAATAACATGAACAAAGTTAAATACGGCTTAAAGAACGTCTATTACTCCGTCATCACAGAGGGAACAGGCGGTGCGCTCACATATGCTACTCCGGTCGCATGGCCGGGCGCTGTCAATTTAAGCATGAGCGCTTCGGGTGATTCCTCCACATTCAGAGCTGACAACTCCGACTACTGGGTAAGCGCTGCGAACAACGGTTACGAGGGAACGTTAGAGACCGCTCTGATTCCTGATTCTTTTAGAACGGATGTGTTAGGCGAAGTGGAAGACCAGACGACGGGCTACGTTCGTGAACTGAACGATGCAAATCCGAAAGAGTTCGCATTACTGTTCCAGTTCGAGGGTGACGAGAAAGCAACGAGACATCTCTTCTACAGATGCAGTGCAACTCGTCCGGATGTAACAGGACAGACTACAGAAAACCCGATCACTCCGCAGACGGAGACGATCAACATCAGAGCATTGGCTCGTATTTCCGACGGCTACGTCAAAGCAAGATGCGAGGAAGGTTCGGCCGGATACGCTTCCTTCTTTGAAGCGGTTGCCTAGTGGAAAAAATAATCAAAGTCGGGGACAGAGAGGTCGGGTTTAAAGCCACGGCCTCTACTACCCGTCGCTACAGACAGAGATTCGGCTCGGATCTGTTCGTTGATATGGGGGAACTCATCGTCAATGCACAGAATCAGCTGACGGCAGGGGATCTCGAATGCTTCGAAAACATTGCTTATACAATGGCGAAGCAGTACGACCCGTCTATACCGGACGATCCGGACGACTGGCTAGACGAGTTCCAGATGTTCTCCATCTATGAGATCCTGCCTGAAATCATCAATCTGTGGGGATTGGAGAATCTGACCCTCGCAGAAAGTAAAAAAAAAGCAGACCAACTGAACGGCCGATGACTACGGCGCTCTTCCTGTTGAGATGTGTTCAGTTAGGCCTATCCATCGAATCGTTGGAAGAATTGGACATCGGTCTTGTATTAGACATGATGGTCGAAAAGTCTAATGACGACTATGACTGGAAGCAGATCGCAACGCAGGAAGACTTCGATAAGTTTTAGGAGGAATTATGGCCAAAAGAATTGCTGGAATTACAATTGAGATCAACGGCGATACTACCAAACTGACCGAATCTCTCAAGAAGGTAGATTCCTCTTTAAAGACGACACAAACAAATCTTAAAGACGTAAATAAACTGCTCAAACTCGACCCGAACAATACCGAGTTATTGAGACAGAAACAGGAACTGCTCGGCAAGGCCGTAGGCGATACCAAAGCACGTTTAGAGGAGTTAAAACGCTCTTTAACGCAGATGCAGGAAAGCCCGAACGCCGATAAGACGATCGAGCAGCAGAACGCACTGAAACGTGAAATCATCGCAACGACCCAATCCCTTGAGGACTACGAGAAGCAGTTAAAGAACTCCAACGTCGTTCTGACACAGATCGGCAATGTCTCTGCCGATGTCGCTGAAAAGACGAAGAAGATCTCTGCAGCTGCAGCAGGGCTTGCTACTGCGATGCTCGGCAATGCGGTCAACTCCGCCAAAGCGGTCGACGATCTCGTCACATTATCCGCTCAATACGGGGTATCTACAGAGCAGATACAGAAGTTCAACTATGCCCAGGATCTCGTGGACGTTTCCACGAACGATATGCTCGGTAGCATGGCGAAATTAACTCGGCAGATGGGTTCCGGCTCGAAGACCTTTGAAAAATTGGGGATCTCCATCACCGACACGAACGGCGAAATGAGAGACTCGACCGAAGTATGGTTCGAAACACTGGAAGCATTGAGCCAGGTCACAAACGAGACCGAGCGAGATGTATTAGCGCAGGAACTCTTCGGCAAGTCTGCTGCATCCCTCACAGGCATCATCGATGACGGAGGCGAAGCATTAAAAGCCTACGGAGAAGAAGCCGAGCAGATGGGACTCATCCTCGGACAGGACGGTGTCGAGGCAGCAGGGAAGTTCAACGACGGACTCGACAAAATGAAAGCAAGAGGCCAGCAGGCGCTCCTCAAGTTAGGTGCGACCCTTACGGATAAACTGATGCCGGCTTTCGACAGATTAGTGGAAGTCGTCACAGACGTGGTGACGTGGTTCGCAAATATGGATGGAGGCACACAGACGGTCATTCTAGGAGTATTGGCTGCGATCGCTGCTATCTCACCATTGGCTACGTTAATCACCTCACTCACAACGGTGATCGGGGGATTGTCGGCAGCCATGACCTTTTTAACGGGTCCGATCGGGCTTGTCGTTGCTGCGGTGGCTGCTGCCATTGCGATCGGCGTGGCTTTATACAAGAACTGGGACACCATCAAGGAAAAAGCGGTAGGCCTGTGGGATTCCGTCAAGGAAACGTTCGAGAATATGAAGAAAAGCGTGTCCGAAAAATTCACCGCAATCAAGGACACAATCCAAGAGAAGATCGACGCAGCGAAGGATGCAGTTAAGGGAGCAATCGACAAAATAAAAGGCTTCTTTAATTTCAAGTGGGAACTTCCGAAGCTGAAAATGCCTCACATCAAAGTGAGTGGATCCTTCTCTCTGATCCCTCCGTCTGCACCTAAATTCTCAATCGATTGGTACAGAAAAGCGATGCAGAACGGCATGATCCTCAATTCTCCGACTATCTTCGGCTATCAGAACGGCCAGTTCCTCGGAGCAGGGGAAGCAGGAAGCGAAACTGTAGTCGGCACGAATTCCCTGATGAACATGATCCAGAAGGCCGTCGGCTCGGGCATCGTCATCAACATGACGGTGAACGGAGCGCAGGGTCAGAACGTCACAGAATTGGCACAGGAAGTATCCAACGTACTTCAGAGAGAACTGAAAGCGAGGAATCAGGTATGGCGGTAAATTATTTCCGAATCTATAACACGGTCAGCAATATCAACATGTATTCCTTTTCGACCGAAACCTACAACGTAGAAGTCAGCGGAGAGGGTACATGGTCGATGCCGGCACCTAGTTACGAATCTATTAATATTCCTGGCAGAAACGGGACGCTGATCGTATCCGACCCTCTTTCGGATACAAGAGCGCCTGTCAACTTCCCGAACACGGATATCACGTATCACATCCTGGCGAAGGATGCCTCCGTTCTGGAAACGATGTTCAACAGACTCTGCCAGACGGTTGTCGGCTCGGGTTCCTATGTAGGAAGAAACCATTATTATTTCCTCATGGATTCCTATCATCCGAACATCGTAAGACAGGCCGTGCTGAAATCCATCAGTTCAACAAACTTCACACAGTTTGAGAGATCGGGACAGCTCGATATCACGTTCTCCTGCTTACCGCAGAAATACACGTGGGCAGGCCTTGCAGGTTCCACGGCAACTACCTTCACTCCGCCGACAGGGTCAAGCGTTGCTCTTCCGTTCATCCGAATGTCTTCGGGTGCGACGTTGAGAATCAAATCCTACCTGTCGAGCGCTTACGATTGGTATATCGTCAACAATCACTCTGCAGAGGCTCTGATCGACTGTGAAACCTATGAAATCTACAACGTGAATCAGAAAGCTATCGCAGGGGATGTATCGATCAAAGTAGTCAATGCAGGAACTACCACAGAGGTAACAGGGATCAAATTAAGGAACAACGGATTCCCGTACTTTGAGAACACGAAGACCATCACGAAGACCGGCACGGTCACGATATATCCGAGGTGGTTCACATTATGATCCCTATTCTTTACGACACAATCTACACTGAATCGCAGAAGACGAAGATCGCCTATCTGGGCAATCTCGTCTCCTGTATAGTAAGCGAAGAGAGAAACGGCATTTATGAATTAAATGCAGAGATGCCAAACGGGGTCTACCCGTGGGAAGAGATCAAAGCCGGAAGAGTGATCGAGGCACAGGCTTCCCAGACGAACGGCATCCAGGCGTTCAGAATCGACGAAGTCAACACAGGAATTGACGGCAATATGCAGATCCATGCGAATCACATCTCGTATGATTTGCTCTATCACACTGTCGATCCGTCTGTAGTCATCACATCTACAAACGCTCAAGGGGTAATGCAATCGTTACTCAACCAAGCGCACAGATATTCATCAGATGCAACGTGGACGGCTTATGCTGACTTTTGGACTACGCACACGTTTACGTTCAACGGCACTAAATCCATCCGTAAGGCTCTAGGAGGCTCGGAGGGAAGCGTTTTGGATGTGTTCGGGGGAGAGTTCGAATTCGACAACTTTACCGTAAAATTGCTGAATGCACGTGGTTCAGCAAATCCGACTCCGATCTATTACGGGTCGAACTTAATCTCCTTCGACAAGAAGATACTGGACGATTCCTATACCGACGTACAAGCGTTCGTTACTATCGAAGACTCCACGGTCACATCAAGTGTTTACCGAATCAACGGGTATGACTCAAGCCAGCAGACGAAGATCTATCTGATGGACTGGTCGGACAAATACGAGCAACTCCCGACACAGGCTAATTTGAATTCAGCCGTATCGGCTTATGCCAGTGTGGGAAGGAACAAATCGAAGACCTCTTCCTACGAAGTGCAATTCGTTCCTCTGATCGGGGATATCTCTCTATGCGACACGGTAACGGCGCACGGACGAAACGGGGAAAGTTTTGAAGCGAAGATCTCCCGTACTGATTGGAACGTGCTGAAAGACAGATACGAAACCATCACGATCGGAGATCTCCCTACAAGCCTGGCGCAGACGATCAGCGACACGGCATCCCACACTACCGTCAACATCTATTCCGGCGGAGGAGGAGAGGTCGTAGAAGCACCGATCACCAAGATTCAGAAGAACGGAACAGATCTTCCGATCAATAACAAGACGGTAAATATCACCGTTCCGACGAAAACGAGCGATTTAACAAACGACTCGGGGTATATCTCCGGAGCGACGGTAGTCACATCGGTAAATGGGCAGACAGGGGATGTCACCATCTCCGTCCCGACGAAGACTTCGGATCTGACGAATGACTCGGGGTATCTGACCTCTGTTCCTGTCACATCGGTCAACACGAAGACGGGGGCGGTTGTTTTAACGGCGAGCGATGTAAACGCCTTGCCATCCAATACCACATATGTGAAGTCTATAAACGGGCAGAGCGGAACAGTGGTTTTATCGATACCGACCGTTCCTACAAACGTGTCTGCATTTACGAACGATGCGGGATACGCTACGGAGACATATGTCGATACGGCGATCAGCGAAATAACTCCAAGCGGAGAAGCAAATGTCATCGAAACGGTCAAGGTCAACGGGGATGCATTAACCGTCACCGATAAAACGGTAGATGTAAAAGTCCCTGTGCGGTCAGCTTATTCTACAACCACAATGATTGACGGTGATGACGGTTATTCTGCGAACATGGTTTTTCTCGGTATCAAGAGACTATTACCACCGCAGAACACCAGTTATGTAACCGAATCAGTTTACGTTCCGAAAGTCATAGTATCAAACGGAAAAATAGGAATCGATTCAAGGCTCTTGTCCGATTACTACACGAAGAGTGAAATCGATACGAAGATCGGGGACATCGAGACGCTTCTTGCGTCCATTTAGGAGGGAATATGGAATTATTTGAAAAATTGATGCTTGTCTTCTTGTTAGCGACTGTCGACAAGGCTTTAGTCGACTACTTCAAAAGCATCTTTCCGGATTTAACGACATTACAGAAACAGCTGATCTCAATTGCGATCGGCGAACTGTTCGCATTTGGAATGATGGTCGATGCGTTCTCCCTTTTAGGGTTCCCGTTCAAGGTTCCTTTTATCGGGATCATCGTAACAGGTTTACTGATCAGCGGAGGGTCCTCTCTGATCTATGACGCATTCGACTTTGAAGACCACGCAAAAGTAGTCATGCAGAAGGAAGAAACCATCGCAGATATCAACGAAAGGGGGTAAATCATGTATCTTTGCAGATTGACCTCTAAAGGCATGAGTACTAATAAATATTGGTACTCGGCTGAAATGAATCACGGTGTCGGCACGGTCCATGCGATGCCGAACTGTACTACCTACGTCGTAGGGCGGTCTAATGAAATCGCCAACACGGACAAGCCTCTTGCCATGTTCAAATCCCCTTACACGGCAGGGGGCTTTCCTACGGCGAAGGACTTCCTCAAGTATTCCCTCTGGAATGTAGGCACGAAGCCTCGGATCGGAGCGATTGCCGTATGGGGAACACAGAACGACAAGACAGGCCATGTCGCCATCGTTGAATCGTTCGAAGGTGACCGCATCACCGTGTCCCAGTCTAATTACAAGGGAACGTATTTCGAAGTAAAGACCTACGATGCTATTCCGGGGAAAGTCACTTCGGGAGTGGGTTATGTCTTCATGGGGTATATGTACAATCCATTCACGGAAGATAACCGAGTTTCCCGTAACAAAGACAAGGATCAGGTCGATATTCTTATCTCCGATCTGAATGTCCGTAAAACACCGAACGGAGACAAATACTCGGGACGTTTTGCTCTTCCTGGACTTTACAATGTCCTCGACAAGGTGGATGCAGGCGGTTACCGTTGGCTCAAACTCGACAATTTGTGCTGGATCGCACAAAACGACGAAGACGAGTGGACTTGCTACTACGAAGCAGAGAGTGAATCAGTAGTGAAAGACCTGCAGCTGAAGATCGAGATCTTAACCGACGAGATTGACAAACTGAAAGCCCAGTTGGACGGGAAGACAAAGGAAGCCGAAGAGATCCGTGCATCCTTATCCTCTACGGCCGACCGGCTGAACTCCGCACTCGCAGAGAACAAACTGGTCTCTACTGAATTAGAGCAGACCAAACAGACGATCGAGGACGCTATTGCCGTCCTTCGGAGGTGAGCATGGAAAAGATAACACTTGGTACGATAGCAACGGCACTGGCGTTCATCGTCACTTTATGGGGATCCATGAGTTTCATCGCCAAGAAGATCGAAGACGGTCTGAAAGCATCATTTAAAAAAGAACTCTCGCCTCTGTCGGAGAAGCTCGACACCATTGAGAGCAACCTCCGAGCCGTTGACAAAGAGCAGACGAAGAACTTCCTCGTCGCTCGATTCAACGAGATCGGGCAGGGGCAGGAAGTCGATGAGATTACCCGATCCCGAATTTATGAACAGATGGAGCATTACCAGAAGGATCTCGACGGCAATTCTTATATCCATGCCCGTTTCGAGGAGTTGAAAAAGGAGAACAAGTTATGAACTATGACATTGATCTGACCGTATCCGAGCAGAGTTTAAGCGTATCGAACATATTAAGCGTCAACGGAACGGTCGATATCATCCGATGCAATTTCTCGTTCGATTCTACATGGGATGACTTTCCGGCACGTCAGGCAATCTTTAATTCTCGAACACCGAGCAAAAACTATATCGCAAGTCTGTTTGAAGACTCCTGCGTCATTCCGTGGGAGGCATTGAAGAAGGAAGGCGAAGTCAAAGTCGCTTTAGTCGGAACCAACACCGACGGACAGGTTCAGCGAACCGAGACGAAAACTGTCGTAATCCAGAAACAGACTTTACAGGGCGGTGTGAATTCCATCGATCCGACTCCCGATCAGTTTGCACAGTTCGTTCAGCAGGTTGAA